GTAGCAACACTGTCAAGTGGGTTAAAATTTAAATCATTTTCTAAGTTCTTTATCTCTGCAGTTATCTCAGAGATTCTTGCTACATCTTTATTATTCTTCTCACCCTTTTGGACAAGCAAGATTTGCAACTCTTGGAGTATGTCCAGCTGCTTTCTTTTATTAGCCTTATGCTTTAGCAGCTGAGAAATAGATTCATGATCTGATGTTTCTAGATTCAGAATAGCATTGATCATTGTATCTACACCAGAAGATCCACCAAGAGCTGCATGGATATCTGTTTCAGATTCTAACCAAGACTTAAATGCAATTGGTTCTACAACCTCACGCTTGGTTGCATGAAAATAAGACAGCATTGCCTTATAGAACTCATGTATCCCAGACTGCCCATGTATTGCACCTACAACTTCGTCTGGCAACTGTGCATCAAAGTATGCTATCGAACCTGGGTTCTTGAATGACAGAGCAAAAACTTGGTATTCAATTGGATACTCTTGTTTATCTTCAGTTTGGTTTTCTGTCATTTTTACGCTTTTCTTTTAGCTCTTTGTATATGGCTTTTTTCTTTTCAGAATTGTTCTTCTTGGCTATCTGATAAGTCGGGTTATCTTTAATGCTCTTTCGCTTCTTAACCGTTGGCTCTGTGCCAGTAGTCTTGATCGCGGTAAGTATTCTATCATAAACTGACTCTTCAGTAAGCTTATCGTCGTACCTAAAAACTACAAGTGCAATACCTTGTTCTTCACAGAGTTGTATTTTTCTTAGATCTCTTTTTTGAGCTTCTAAAAAATCATCTCTTGTATCAAAGAATCTTTCTGTGTATTGAAAGTGCTGGATGCCGTGGAACTCTGCACCCAACTTATATTTAGGACAGTACACATCCAGTTTAAGTCTTTCACCCAAGTGATATTCATTAACTATTGTTTCGTTAGGCAAAAGCTTTTGCATTATGCTTGTTAACACAGTCTGACCCTTAGACATCTTGCGTCTATGGTCTTTTACCCAGCCTAAACCAAGTCTAGTTATAGCCTTGTTAAGTTGTTCACTTGTTATAAACAATTCTTCTGCAACTTTTGCTATAGACTTGTCAGTCTCAAACAGCAGATTAATTATCTTTGCATTTAAATTGGCGTAAGCCTTATTGTCTCGCTCTGTCATTATTTTTTGCCAATGCTCTAGCTACAGTTAGGGTTCTACCCAGGTCAATAATTGACATGTCTGTATTGTCCCAAACTTGTACTGCTAAAGCAGCGCTTAACATTGGGCAATCAAAGATGCACAGGTCGTATTCACCCTTATGTAACTTTATCTCTTCTGTAATAGATTCTATTCTAGAGTAGAAGTCATTATAGGGAACTTGAATAAACAAAGAATCAGGAGAAAAATACTTTCCTATATAATTTTGATTCTGGAAAGATACAACAATAGCTTTTGTATTCTTGAAGTACCAAGAAGTAAAAGTCTTGAATACATCATAGTTATTATTGATGTAAAGCTCCAAGAAAGCTGGATCGTAAAATTCAACAGCTTTTATGTTAAGGCTTGCTAACTTATCCATGCTTGAAAGCATTAGATCTTTTTGTACGGCCTTGATGAAATTAGGATCCTTCTTTTGCATACCGTCAGAAAGAAGCTTGACAAAGTTCTTTGGTGGCTTCTTTTCTCCTTTTAGTTCTCCAGTCAAAGTAAAGATTGCTGATCTTGTATATGTTACAAAAGCAAACTTTTCTTTTCTCTCCAACATCAAGGATACTTTTTTAATTGTTTCTACTGCGTTATGTGATTTCATATTCCGAAATTTCCCCAAGTTATAAGAGTTGGATTAGGATCTACTATTGACTCGATATGTTTAATGTTGTGGAACTCGCCTTTATCTAAATTCATATATCTTGTATGCTTTAACTCTTTATCTATATCTTTAGTATAGCCTAGATGTTGCATAACAAGACCTGAATGAACCCAGTAATTTCTTCTTCTTATATCTTCTACGACATAAGTAGGTTCTGAACCACAAGCTAATTTTCTGTCTAAGAATTTTCCACCATTCTTAAATCTAAAAATTCTAGAACTATTATTTGGTGCCCAAAGCTTATCTACTCTGTATTGAGTATCATTCCACATGTGGTAGAAGCGAACGTTTACTACGTCATATGGGGACTGATCAAGAACATGTTTAACGGATACAGTATTTATATCCTTTGCATCATAAAGCATCTCGTCACAGTCAATGGCTATAATCCAGTCACCTTCTTGAGCGTGCTGTTCCAAATTGGACCAAGCTTTTGCTCTCAAGGCCCCTTCGTTAACCGTAAAAAGTGGTTCTTCATTCACGTATACGTGTGCATACAATGCAGCTATTTCTGCTGTGTCATCTTCTGAGCAGTCATCAGTGAAGACTATCTTGTCTACCTGCTGCTTAAGTCTTTCTAGTACTTCTTTTAAGTATTTGGAAGATTCATTTCTTCCAACCATCTGAGCTATTATCATAAAACTCCCAAAATAATGTGGGGCTGAAGGTTAGTCCAGCCCCACAGATTAATAAATTACTCGCCCAACTTTTCGATTTGCTTGCGTGCTTCTACTGAAGAAATACGCTCAATATCAGTTGATTGGAACAAACGCTCACCAGTTACACCACGACGATTCGAGGCAACCTTCTGTGCTTCTTCTTTGTTCTTAGCCTTTACCAATGTTGTTGTAACAACAGCAAAGTAATTGAATTTGTTCTCTGGCATTTTATTTCCTTTTATTTATTGGATGGATATGTATTGGATATATATTCTACAGCTTCTTCTAGTGTGTCTGCAAGTTTTGTAGCAAGAAATTTAAGATATTTTCTATGCTGCAAATCTTGGTGCGCCCAAACAATTATTGGTTGATTGTTGAAGTGTGCCCAGGTCATTTCGAAGTCTGTACCTATGTATGCTCTATAAAGTAATCTATATTCTACTAAAATAATGTCACAGCTTTTTTGCAAGAAGAGATTTTTATCTACTATTTCTTTTGGTTCAGAGTCTTCCTCCTCAAGAGCATAGTCCATTGGATTGACTGCCTTAAAACCTCTATGATCTAGAAGCGCAGTAGCTTCGTCTCTCCAACTATACTTAAAGTCAGATTGAACATCTTCTATAGCGCCTGATAAAAACACTCTAGTTTGCATTAGCTACCTCTTTAGCTGGCCAATAGTATGGAAGATTAGGATCTTCGTCAAAATATTGGGAATAATATTCATAATCTTTACGCAATAGATTAGACCTATGTGAACGATGAAATTCTTCTAAGCCAAACCATGGTGGCATAACTACTGAATCTATATCTATCTCCTCTAACAGCATGGTGTTTTTGTAACCTCTGCTAATCCACTCTTGAATGGTGTAGTTCTGATAGAGCTGTAGAGCTGATTCATAGCCGGTCCACATAACAGTAACCGGATGATTGCGCCAACCTTTTGTTGGAGTGCGATCAAGTAAGATGTTTAAGACTTGGAAAGTTTCTACTCGTTGCTTTCCAAGTCTACGATAATCTAATACCCGAACTGACTCTTGTAAATCTGCGTATGGTAAAAATGTTTGCATTATGCCTTCTTAAATTCCTGAAAAGTTTTGTCGCCTACGCCAAAGTATTCTCTAGCTAATCCAGCCTTAACAATTTCAGTGTTAAGACATTCTCCAGCTTCGTTCCATACTCTAGCAAGGATTCTACCATACTTCTCGTTCTTGTCCAAGATAGTTTCAATCTTTACTTTATTATTAGCTTTCTTAATCCACTGATCAGTAAACTCTTTTGCTGCAAGTCCCATCTTCTTTTCTTCAAGATTTGTGGTACGGCTCTCTGGTGTATTAACACCATATAGTCTAACGCTCTTTGGTCCAATGTGGACTTCAAAACCAAGATCTATATTAATCTTAAAAGTATCTCCGTCGACTATCTTAACTACTTCTGCATTGTAAAGGTAAACATTAAATTGATCTGACATTTTATCTTCTTTCTATTGTTCCGTATAGTATATCATTATTCTTCAAGATCTTCGTCCCAATCAGCTTCAAACTCTTCATTTGTTATAAGATGTTTGTCTGCACCAGTAGTCCATTTGCCCACTATCTTGCTTCTCCAATATTCTTTTGGCCCAAGTGGATAACGTTCAGCCTCTTCGTTCTCATCGTCTAACTCTTCTTGGGCATAACCGTCATGCTGAGCGATCATTATTTCATAGATGCTAAGGTCATGGGCAAATCGACGAACATAAACGTCTACACATTCGTCTTTCCACCATCTAGGCATTGTGCCTTTGTTTAAATAAAGCTTAACTACTTTATCTCCTGTGCCAATGGTTAGCATTCCGTCTTTGTCATGAGCAGCTTTGCCAACCCATTCTGCTGGTAATATTGTCATATTGTTTTCCTCTTAAAATAAAAATCCCTGCCAGCTCACGAAGGATGGAGCTGGCAGGGAAATTGTTTTTGTATTAGTTGTTAGCTGTTAAAGATCTAACAACTTTTGCAGCTGGTTTAACGCTGCTTGTTATCAAATTAGCATTACCATCAAAATTCATTTTCTTATATATGTCAGATAAAATTTTTGATTTTAATGCTGAAAGCACTTTTTCAGCTAGGGAATCCCAATTGGCTCTTTCTATTACTGTTTCTCTAGTTAGAGAATGATGACGTTTTCCAGTTGATTCACCAGTTTTACGATTCTTCTCAGTTTTTTCAACAACCTGTATGAATGATCTTAAATGTGAAAACAACTCGGCACCAAAACCCTCTTCCAAGAACGTTGTCAGAGAAGAATAATTCCAACCATCTCTCCATATCATTTTACCATTGATAGAATCATTTTCTAACTTAAAAAATGGTCTAAGAGCTGACAAAACCATATAGCCATAGGCTGCAGAAAGAATTGGTTCTCCCTCTTTTGGTTTGTAAAAAATAAGAGACCCCAATGTTTCTTTATATGTTCTGCTAGACTCATAAATAGAAGCATGATCTCTTTGCGTTTTTGGCGCCTGCACATCAGGAGACCATATAGGTGCATTAACTGTAATAAAATCGTGCAAGCGAATAATATCAATTAATAAATCTGCTTGATTTTCAAAATACTTTGAAAAAACAGTTCCATTAAACTCTTTATTATAAAGAGATTCAATTATATTTCCAGTTAAATTATATGAATCAAATGCTGGAACAATCTTAAGTTTTCCCTTAGCCTTGATACCTGGCTCTATTGGTCTAAGATCAACATCATAAGATATTGGACCATACAAAGGTATGTTAACCGCTGCTAGATATTTTAATAATTGCACTACAGTTGGTTGACGATCAGAATTTTCTTGCCATGCTATATCAGTGGAAGTAAATTTAACCATATTTGAAATGCCAACAGAATCAAATTGATTCCATGAATCAATTGCATCTTTCATCCAATCAAAAGAACCACGTCCTTCTGCTATAGACATAGGTTTTAGCTCTACGCTAGAACTTCTGCTTTCGACAATTTCTAACAAGATTACTGGATCAAGATTTATGTAAACGTTAATTACAACTTTTTCATCTGCGACCTGTAAGTTATTTGCATGCCAATAATCAAAACATTCTATTATTGCAGACATAGAATGATTACCGTCAAAAATTCCGTGCTTATCAGAATCTGTTAAAACTAATCTAAATTGATTAGATCCTAATGCAACACAATCCTCAACGTTAACAGCAATGCCACCTTGACGATTAACATAGGTTCCTCTATGGAATCCAAATTCTTCTGGAAACAGAATTGTCTCTACTTGTTTTAGACGAACAGGAGAATTTTGATCAACTCCACGAAAACCTCCGTGAGCTAATTGTTTTTTTTGTTCAATATATAAACGATATAATTCTTTAAAATGAACAACTAAATTTAAATTGACCATTTCATAAATTCGTTCTCCAATTTTTACTTGGTGGATTGAACGATTATTGCTTGAAATAGCTTGTAAAACCATTTCACCCATTTGCTCTTTTACAGCAGTTGTATTAATAGTTGACATGTCGTCTTCTTTCTTTTAAGATAGTAAACTGTATTTTCTTACTTGAGTTTATGGCTCATAATAATTTTATAAGTTTATTGTTTTTCGTTAGTGGGTAACGAGCCCATTGCCAGATTAATCTTACTAGAAGATTTCTTTGCAACATTTATATTGTAACGTGTATCTTTGAGCAAAGCAAGTTGTGGAGCACAAAATATATTAGATTTTTTTTAGTCGCGATCAATCCCAATGAAATCACAGGCTTTGCGAAATATTGATTGGCTTACTTTAAATTGGGCGTCAGCATGACTGTATCCTTCGCCTGGTTTTGGTGATGATGCGTGCCAGCTGTGGCCTATCGATACGCTACCATCATAGACTACGTTATAGCCACGATGACGCGCAAAGTAGGAGCACCAAGTCTCTTCATAGTAGTGAGGGGTGGGAAGGAAGGCCCCTATTGCTTCAGGATACATCTTCCTATACTCTTCGTCATTTGTTAGAGCATCCCAAACCGATCTTCTAACAAAGTATGCAGAACCTGATACCGTTACGCACTCTATTCTATCCCTATACGAAATATCATCTGCGTCGAACTCTCTCCAGCCCCTATGCTTAGGCGCAGTGTTTGTGCCAACGATACCTGCATGTGTGATTAATCCAGACTCATCTCTTTGCTTTGGTCCCAGTATATGTATGTCTGGATTTTGATCAAATATTCTTTGAACCTTGACAATATCTTCACTAGTCATCCACACGTCGGCATTTAGTAAGCAAATTATATCTGCTTCAGTCTTAGCTGCCATCATATTGCAGGCGGCAGAGTACCCAACATTTTTGTTTTTCCAGGCGTTGTTTATTAAGTACTTATCTTTTACTGACTCTAGCCATTTCCATGAATCATCAACTGAATCATTATCGCATATATGCAGTTTCCATAATTTTTTTGTATAGTTCAAATCACTATGGAGCATGTCGAGCATGCGTTGCAACATGGGTCTAGTATTATAATTTACTATACAGAGATCTATCACAAGGTGACTTCCTTAGCTGAAACAATCTCAAAAGATTCTTCTGGCGTAAAACCCATTTCCATGAACTCAAAAAAGTCTTTTTTAGCAGATACTGGATCGTCAATACAAAACTCACTTAGTCTATTAAGGCATTGCTCTGTAGTGAGTTTACTCTTGCTAACATTATTACTGAATGCGTTTTGTTTTGCCTTGCCAAGCGCAACTCCAATTGCAAAGAACCCCGCAAATATAGCTATTGTTTTACCATTCATCATCTTCACCGATGTTTCTACTAATAAATTGATTTTCATTTATAGCTTTTATTGCTTCTTCACTTAACATAATTAATTTTAGTTTTTCTTTTTCATCTTTTGTTGACGATGATAAGTGTACCAAAGCATTTGCTATTTGTAACATTTCTTCTATCGAAGCAACTAAGAACGTTTGTCCAGACTCAAGTTTTACGTTGACTTTTTTCTTTTCGTGAATCTTCTTAGTCATTTGCTTTCTTTTCTTTTATCTCAGCGCTCATAACTTCTTCCTTTGGTACTTGGTACACAGAAAGAGAGTCGTTATCTGGTTCGTATGTTATGAATAATATCTTCTTATCTTCCAAGGAACAACCTTCTGGTGGGGCTGATTCTAAGGCAATCTTTTTAGATGCACAGCCGTAAACCTGACTGATGTTTGGATATACGACAATATAATTTAACTTACCTGCGGCCATTAGAGTCCTAAGAGTGAATAAAAAGATGCTGGATATTTTGGTTTGACTAGAGTATACACAGCATTAGCGTACTGTTGTATCTCTAGCTGAGAATCTTCTGATAATCTTTGGCTAAGGAAAAGAGCTAGTGATTGCAAGCTGCAAGACCATCTATATACCACATACATGCCGTATGCAGGGAGAAATAGACGAGCCTGCTCGGGAGCTATGCCATTTTCAAGAGCCATATTGTAAATCGATTCGCATTTATCAACTAATTGCTTAAGCTCTGTTGTCAAGGTAGAACCAATCCAAGGTCCAGCAAAGCCTGAGGAACCCTGCTTCTTATCTTCTGCAGCAAGACGCCATTCGTCTGGTTCTGGTACATAGAACTCTGGATCCATCGTAATATATCTTCTAGATGATTCATTCCACGAGTCCATGGTATGATCAGAGCCGACAACATATTTCCAATGCTGTCTTGCTACCATCAATGGCGCTTTAAACTCAAGAGTTACAAACGCATGTCTGAAGGGAGACATGTGGTTTTCTCTTACAAGAAACTCTAATAGCTTCCCATCTTTTAAAGACCACTCTTTTGATTCTTTTGCAAATGATGCTCTTGCGGCATTGACAACGGATAAGTCTGAGCCCATTGAGTCAATGAGTCTTACGTATCCGTTATCTAATACCGAAACTAAATCTTCTGTTTCCATACTTCTATTATAGCACCAGAAATATTATTTAGTATTGTCCTTAATGAATTTTATTTCACATGCGTCAGTTGTACAATAACTCTCACCTATGGCATCAGCTGCCATACCAGCATAGACTCCCGAAAGATCTATTGGGAACAAGGCCAGCGTAGCTGCTGTGTATTCCTCTTCTGTAATTTGAGTGTATGGCATCTGCGGATATGTGTCGTTACCACTTGGGAGGAATGACACAGTCTTTAACTGACCATCATACATATGTAGAACAGT